GACGCGTTAGCTATGGCTCTAGTGCCGTAGCCTAAAGCTTGTCCAATCAACTCTAAATTCGTATTTGTTGTTGTGCCCCAGGTTCCACTAGCATCACCAGTAGCCATTTCATTGAGTCTTAGGTTATTAACGTATGTACTAGCCATTTATTTTCCTCGTAAAAAATTATATATTATTATGCAACTTCACTCCAGTCGGGAGATTGCGTTGTAGAAACTGTTGAATAATTAGGTGTTTGTGAATCATCTATTAAACTCCAAACTAAAAGATCAGAAATTATACCTGTAGCTAATACATTAGTTGGATATATATTGGCATCTGAAGTAGTAGTAACAGAATTTAATGTTCCTGTTGCTGCTCCTAAAGTTATAGGAATTATATTAATAGATACAGTAGCTACACTTCCTAACCCTGTTGTTCCAACTACATTTGTAGGATAAATATTAGCATCACAAGTAACTGTTTCATCACCTAAAGCTACAGTAGATGCACTACCTGAAACACCAGTTATTGCAAATCCAGCAGCAACTACAGTTCCAACTGCACCTGTTCCTGCTAAACCTGTTTCTGTTAAATTACAGTCACCAGTTACAGTTTTAGTGCCTAATGCTGCTGTACCAGTTAATCCTGTTACAGCAACTGATACTGAAGTAGCACCCCAAAAGTCAGAACCCCATGTACTGCGACCCCAACCAGTTGCCACTTAAACTCCTATGCTATTCTAATAACAGCGTTTGAAGCATCAGCAGTAGGAAAAGTAATAGTAAATGATCCTGCTGTAGATGTTTTATCCCCACCAAAATCAAATACAGCGACTGCTGGATCGCCTGAAGCTGTATCATTAAAAATCATACAACCTCTTGCAGTTATAGTAGCTGTTCCAAAAGTTAAATCAGCAAAATCTGTAAATGCAGTTGTTCCTGAAGTAGTTGGATTAACTCTAGTTAAACTAGAGCCTTTTGCTGTGTAATTAGTTCCACTTGCTTCATTAGTTGTTGTGTAAGCAGTTGTAGCTGCTGACATAGTTGCACTTGATGTATATAGAGCTAATTTAAAATCATTACCTCCAGAAAGTAAAAAATTATGTTTAGCTTCTAAAAGTTCTTTTTTAAAAGATGTACACATTGCTTGAGTTATAGCCATTAAAGTCTCCTTATTATATTTGCTAGGTCTTTATGACCTTGTTTTTCTAATTCGTTGCATATAGTACAAGTATGGTTTTTTATTCCTTCTTGTATGTAATGTGCAACAACCATTTTAGTCCTTGCTCTAAAAGCATGGGCTTGTGCTTTAATTTCTACTGGAGCAGTATCACTTATAGAAATTAATTTATTAGTAGCCATTTCAGCTACTTCTTCAGCATTATGCCCTCTATTAGAAGTAGTTTGTACTCCTACACTTCCTATAGAAATTTTAAATTCTTCTGTTTCCATTAATATTCCTTTGGTTCAACTGGTTCAGATAAGTTTAAATCTTTTCTACCTATTATGCCAACAGGTTTAGATTCTTCTTGTAACTGCATTTCAGAAAGATTACAAACCTTCATTCCAGAACCATTTTGATATGTAACTTTTGGATCATTTAATCTGTGATATCCATACAGTTTTTCTTTAAAATCTATGTCTGTATCTAATAAACTTGAACGTGGAGCTATTTCTATTTGTATACCTGCATCAATACATTTAGATAACCAAAATTCTACACATCCTCTTCCTGATTCTGCAAAGTGCATATTTGTTTTGTATGTGTAGTCAACTCCAAAAATACAAATTTTCTTAACTTTATTCCATAAAGCAAAAGCTACTGCATAAGGAATTGTATTATTAAAATATGAGCAACCTGTACTGTTTACAACAGGTTCTATTGGATATTCTATTGCAGAAGGAACTCTTTTGTCTAATTCGCATGTATAAATAGGAAAAGTACATTTAGGCAATTTTTTACGCATCATAAAAGTCATTGTTCCAGCGTCTTCAGTATCTAAAAATCTACTCATAGGGTCTAAAATAAAAGCTCTGTTTATATTAGGTAAGACACCTATCATTGCATTTATAGCCCAAATTTCATCAAATTCTATACTGTGTGTTTGCGAAAGATGAAAATCTATCTGACTTTGACCCATAGCAACTATAGCAATACTTTTACCTTCTAATGATTGAATGGGTTCATTAGACATTTATTTTTCTTTGTCCATCCCTATATGCATCTTTACGATTATAACCATCTGATTCTAATGTTAATCTTTGTAATGCTTCTTGAAATCTTTTTTCATAATTTACCATTAAGTCAGGTTCGCCTTTCATAAAAGTATACGCTTCTAATAAGCTAGCATAAAGCAATACTTCTGGTGCATTTGTACCTAACCAAGTTGTGCCGTCAGAAGATTCTGTAATAGATTGCGGTATATAAAAATAATGAAGTTCTGTTGCAAAACTAGAGTTTGGCGTTGGACCTACTATAAAAGTTGTATCATCAAATTGTGCGTAATGTTTTGGTAAGCCTGTAGTAGCAACAACAGGGTAAGCCTCTCTTATAAAACTAACATCAGTATTTAAAAGATAATTATAATTACTATCACTATCTAATACAGCTAAAGAATAAGGATATAAATAATCACTAGGAGTTGATAAGTATTGATTACTTGCTGTAAATGTTCCTGTTACATTTTTTCTAAAATTAGGTAATTCAACAGATTTTATTATTCTATCTTCTGCTTGAACAATAAAAGTAGGTAAATTAGAAACAAATGATGTTTCAGTGTTTTGTGTATAATCTTGTATAGCTGATTTTAATGTTGTAAATGTCCAACTCATTCTGTACTCACTGTTAATTTACCAATTTTACCTTTTATGTCTAAACCCATTGTAGAAGAACCAAATTCTGTTACTCCACCTCCAATAGGATTAAATGAATAGTAACTAGTTGAGTCTTTCTCTCCTGTATCAATTCTAGGATTAAATAAATTTTGCGGATCAACTACATTTAATTCACCTAATTTTAATTGTGGCTGATCTTCATCTAAACATTCTCTACAAACACGCAATCCATTTCTTATTCCATCATATATTTCGTATTTTAATTCATTGAGTTTGTAACTAAATGCACAACGATCACATTGTCCTAAAGCTTTACTGGCTCTTGCGTATGCCATTAATATCCACTCATTGACATATCAGGTACAAACCTTATAGAAGCTTTCTCTCTATCTGCTTCACTTACCTCTTCCCATAGTTCCATATAACGCTGTCTTATCATAGGAACTCTTTGTTGAGCTTCTGGTGATTTACAAGCCAAGTTATATGCTAAAGCATATGTTAAACATGGTAAATATCTTGTTGGAACATCAGAGCTATTACTAGCTACACTACCTACATCTTCTATTTTTTTGATGTAATCGTATATTAATGTATATGTTTCTTCTGAATTAGGAGTTGACCATAAAACTATTTTTACAGAATCGTTATCTTTATCTATATAAAATTGTGTAGGTTTTGATTGAGTTAGTTTATTTGATTGATGATTATATTCAGTTCTGGATATACGATTTAATCTTTGGTCAAATTGTTTACTAGTATCTCCTGCATTTGTTCTTATAAAAGCATCTACAACATCTAACGCACTTGCGTCTAACGTATAAGAACTTGTTCCTCCTGTTAGAGTTGCACTACCTTGTTCTACTGTCCAAAGATTTAATCCTTTGTTTTGCCATTCCAAAAATACTAAATTTAAAGCTCTTTTAGCTCCACGATAGCTATATCCTGAACGAAGTTCAAGACCACAAAGATCATAAGCTTCTTCCATAATGTCGCTTATATCTAAGTTAAATGTTGTTGTTCCACTTGTTGCCATATCTATCCTGTATTAACACTTCCACCTTCTGCGAGCCTGTCTAATTCTAGAGTTAGGATCGTTTTTAGTTTTAGCTGAACTTTTTTTAAGTTGACCTGCTGATCTTGCACAATAAGACTTTCTTCTTTTAGCTGCTTTACTACCTTTTTTTACTTTACCTGTAACTGCTGTTTTTAACTTAGAACCTGGATTTGCTTTGCGATAAGCAGATACACCTTTCTTAGTCATACCAGCACCACTTTTAGTAGGTCTGTAATTAGCTCCCTTACCTTTTGTTGTTTTAGGTATAGGGTTTTCTTTTCTTCTCATTGTAAAAAATAATTACTAATCTTTATTTCTTTTTATAGCTGGTTCAGTCATACCGCCACCAAACATTTTTTTTACATACTCTTTATATGAAGAAGCTTCTTTGCCAACTTCTGTTCCGCCACCTTTATTGTAATTTAATGTACCACCTTTTCTATACATAGAACTCATAGGTGCTTGAGGCATCATTGTAGATTTTCCTCCACCCATATATCCTGACATACCTTTATTTTTCTTTTTTAAACCCATATTTTTATTAGGCATATTACCCTCCGATTAATTGAATACTTACAATACTCCGTTTTATCAGAGTATTATAAATATAAATGATACTACTTCTTTTTAGTAGTAGTTTTTTTTGTTGCTTTCTTAGCTGGTGTTTTCTTCTTAGTTGGTTCTTTACCACCAACATAAGCTTCATTAACATCAGGTGTAGATAAGTCATCACCGATAAGTTGTCCTTTATCGTTTCTTGCTCTATCACCATTCATTTCACCACATTTACGTTCTGCATCTTCTAAATCAGGGTCTGGACCAAATACAGGTCTATATATCCCATCTTCGTTTAATTTAAGAACTTTATATTGTGCTGGAAATTCACCAGTTTCAGAAATTACATATTGTTTAGACATAATTGCTCCTATGCGTGAAATACTGTCATTGTTAAAAATGTTGATACAGTATATTCAATATATATACCATCATTAAAAACAACACCTTCATCTGGTATTACCACATCTCTTGTTCCATCAGCATCACCTACAGAACTTAATCCCATAATACTTGTTCCAGAAGGAGAAGTATTTAAAAAATCAACTGTTCCTGCTGTAGCTGTGCTTGTTAAATAAATACCTTTAAGCCTACTTCTTCCTGAAAAAATAACATCGGCTGCTGAAGTATTAACTCCTGCACTAACATTACCTGCTGGGTTTCCCACAGCAGTTATTGAAGATATAGTCTTAAAAAATACTGTTCCAGTAGCTGTTCCTGCATTAGCACCTGTAATGGATTCTGTTTGAGCATCTCCATTTACATCTGTACCAACTACAGTAAATGACTTAGCTGCATCATTTCCAGCAGAAAGAATAGTTACTATCCTTCCATGACTGAGAGCAACCGCACCGCCAGAAGATAACGCTCCCCCTATTACGAGGGCTGCGTTATTTCCAACTGAGGCTGCTGCAGATATTCCATCAGCGTCTAAGGCTACTGTATCAGCAGTAATTGTAACTGCTTTTACATCTGACCTGCCTGACATTATACAATACCAGTTAGGTTAATTAATGAATAATCAGTTGTTACATTAACAATCATAACTGTACCAATTACTTGTATAACGTCTCCTGCTGCTGGTCCAACTGCACCTGCTGCACCTAGTGGTACTGCATGGTTACCAACTACTAGTGTTCCTGAAGTTAGTACGGCTTGTGGTCCTGAAACTGCAAACCAACCATAAGCACTAGCAGCCATGTCGACTACTGTTACACCTAGTGTAGCACCTGTAGTTGTAGCAGCTTGAACAATTTGACCGCTTCTTGGATCAGGAATTAAAGTTACTCTTGAACTTGTTGTTATTGCTGTTGCTAAATCATCGTAGCAAGTAATAACAATTGAAGGGTCTGCTGAGTGATCATGTGCTGGGTTAGATTCAATTCTAAGCATCTGACCTTCACCTGCAGCATCATTAATATAAAGATAACCACCTGCATATTGGTTAAGCGTTATATCAGTACCAGCAGTCTCTACTGAGATTGCTGTCTCACCTGCAGCTACGCCTGCGGTTGGTGTTAAATCAAAGTGATGAGCAATTGAAGCAGCGTGTGTAACACACTTACCTGCTGTAACTGCTGCTGCTGCTAATCTACCATAAGCATAAACAGTATTACCATAAAGTAATCTACTTCCTAAAGGAAATAGTTGAGTAAGTCCTGAAGTAAAAGGGTCTACTGTTCCGTATTGGCTTCCGCCTTTACCTACTATAAAATCAGCAGGTCCATATCCTGTTGCTGCTGCATATTGAACGTGTCCACCATCATCAGTAAAAATATTACCATCTGCGTTGATTACCAACCCATTTGTTACCGCACCTGAAGTTGAATCTATATCAATGGTTTTGAAACCATTTTCGGACCTTACCGATCCATTGAAAGTTGTATTAGCCATTATTAAGTCTCCTTAATTAATCTATCGTCTTGGCAAAGTCTGCTAGGGCAGTCGATAGAAATTAATAAAATCCCTAGAAAAAAAAGGGGCAACATAGTCACCCCTTCCATTTAAGTTCTTACGAACTTCCTGGTGATCCATAGATACCTAGTGGATCAGATACTCCAAAGGAATATCTTTCTCTAGCTTTGTATCTAACATTACCAGTTTCAAAGTCACCATCCATTGCAGTGGACATAGGACTTCTAACAAAATGCTTCATACCATCAGGTACATCAGTAGTAATAAAGAAAGCATTAGTATCAGTTAAATAATGATTAACTGAATAGCCTTCTGGAATCACTCCATTAGTTTTGATCGCATTGACATCATTGTCAGCAGAACCTACTTTGTAGTCACTTTGCAATAACCTAGTAGCAACAAACTGAAGATCAGATGGTACTATTAGTTTTCTTGCTCTAGCTGCAATTTTAAGACCTCTCTCATCAGTATATTTACCGATTTGAATAATAGCATCTTCTAAAGATGTTTCATTCAAGTCAGCACCTGATGAAGGTCTATTGCTGTTAGTGCCTCCACTTACAAGCGGATGAGATGTGCTAAATAAAGCGACACCATCTCCTGAAGAAAAAGTTGTGCTGAATCCATTATTAAGTGGATATGCACCTTTTACTTGTTTTGTGTAAGACATTGCACGAGCTAACGCTTTGGTATATCTACCAGAGAGAGAAACGTAGAGGTTATCCTCCATTGCTTCTTCTGTGATTGAATAGCCCATAGCTATTGTTTCGTGTGTGTAACGAGCCA